GGGGCGCGGGCCACGTGACGGTGATGACTGCGGGCGGAGTGAGCGTGTCCCCCGTGCCTCCGACGTACCCGGCCTCGCCCCATGCGCCCATCTGTTGCAGGCCGTCGGACGGCGCGAGCCCCCAGTCGCCCGAGCCAACCACCCACTGGCCGAGCACCGCATAGCGGCGCGGCACACCGGTGAGCCCGTCCACGAGATGGACCACATGCGAGATGCGCGGGAGGGCCCAGCTGACCGTCACAGGAGGAGGAACGTCGAGTGGGTAGAGGCCGCCCAACACCAACTCGGCCTCCGCTACCAGCTGGCGCGCGGGTGCGGCCATCGCGGCGACGTGCGCGTCGGACGCGTCCCGCATCCTACACCTCCTCAAGGCCCAGCTGGACGTCCGCCCACCACCAGCGCTGGGCGAACCCATCCCAGAAAGACCGGCCGGGCGTGAGCCCGCGCGCACCCGGGGTCGGGATGGCGGATATCGTGACCGTACCGCCCGGCTCGTCCCAGCTCAGCTGGACGGTCCGAAATGGCGAGAAGGCCGCCTGCACCGTCTGCATATCGGCCGGTGAGAGCAGGTCCCACTTGAGGGCCACCGTCCGCTTAGTAGCGCGGTAGTCGATATGCAGCGTGCCGTCGAGGGCGCGCGCCGACTCGGCGAGGACCTGCGGCGTGACTGTCACCGCCGACGGGGGCGGGAGTGGGGTGCCGTCGACCCGGAATTCAGCGCTCACAGTGACACCCCCTGCCGTTCGGCCTCGGCCCGGAGATCGGGCAGGATGGCACGGGCTACCTGCCTGCCGTCGAGCTCGATCGAAACGACCACCGGCACGGGAGGCCGCGAGGGCGCAGGAACGGCGCCAACGGCGGTTACTCGCTCGGATGGGAACACCCCGGCCCCTGCCGGGAGCACGACCAGTTCGGGTCCCCTCTCACCCACGAGCGCGAGGCCTGCGCGCGTGATGATGCCGCCGCTCGCGAGATGGGGGATGTCCGGCGGATTGACGTGGATGTCTGGGCCTAGGGGGACATGGATCGTGAATTCGAGCGCGCTGTTGATCCTGTCGATGACCTGCTCATTGATGAAGGACTTAATGGCCCGGCCGACCGCCTCTGCGATATCGACGGCGAACCCTCCAACAGCCGAGGCTGCCGATTTCAGGCCATCGAAAATCGCGCCCATCAGGGCTTTGCCCGCGTCGAGGAGCTTTGGTACGAGGTCGAGGAGCTGTCCGGGCAGCGCCGTGAACACATCGATGATTTTCTGTCCCATCTCCTGCACGAGATTCCAAGCGTCCGTCTTGACGGTCTCCCAGATCGCCTTCGCTGCCCCCCAGATCCGCGGGCCGATCTCGCCGAAAAACGTGATGACCCCCTCAAAAATTCCCTTGATCGTGTCGATGCCGTTCTGGACGAGGCCCTTGATCCCGTCCCACATTGACTGGGCGATCTGCTTAATGCCGTCCCATGCGCCCTGCCAGTCGCCCTTGATCAGGGCTGTGACGGTCTGGATGACGCCGCGGATGACACCCAACGCCGTCTCGATGATGATCCGCATCTGGTTGAATGCCCCCTCAACCAGCGCCGTCACCACCTGCACCGGCCCGCGCATAATGTCCGTGATGGTGCCCCAGTGCTGGCGCACCTGGCTGACCACGTCGCGCACGCGGTCGACGATGGCCATGAGCAGACCACCCATCTCGCCGACGATGGCGCCGACCTGCCCGGCAACCCGACGGAACGTGTCCTCCAGTTCCTGCAGGATCGGGAACTTGGCCTTGAGGTCGTCCCAGTGTTTGATGAGGAGGAAAATCCCCGCGCTGATGAGGGCGACGGCGGCCACGACCGCGAGCACCGGTGCGGCCGCCACCAGCATGGATGCGGCGAACGACCCCGCCGCGACCGCGGCGGCGGTGAGGCCGACGACCAGCACACCACCAATGGCTGCTGCGAACGGCCCGGTCAGCTGGCTGCCATGCTCACGCAGCCATCCGCCGATGGCATCGAGCGCTGGCTGCAGAGCATCACGGACCGCTCCGGCCAGTCGCTCGGCTGCCGGCACGATCACATCCCGGAACGTCGTGCCGACCTGCTCGAGCGATGGTCTCATGGCGTCCCATGCCGTCTGCAGCTGCGGCACAACCCGCTCGGCCAGCGGGCCGATGCCCGCAGCCACGCGGTCCACCAGGCCGACCAGCCGGTCGAGCAGGGGTGAGATGGCGATGATTGCCTGGTTTTTCAGGCGTGCCAGCGACTCCTGCCAGCTGTCGGTATCGGCGGCAGCGGACGAGATGGTCTCCTTCCCGTTCTGGATCTGCTGGAGCAGCTCGCCGTAGCTCAATCGGCCGGAGCGGATGGCGTCGGCCAGTTTGGGGCCAGCCTTGGCGCCGAAAATATCGACGGCGATGCCCATTGCCTCGGTCGGGTCCTTGGCGCTCTTGATGGAGTCGAACAGCTCCGCGATGGCCTGCTGCGCCGGCTTCCCATCCCTTGCCGCCGCTGCGACCGCCTTGCTCAGCCCGGTCATGGCCGCAGAGACGTCCACGCCGGACTTCTCCATCAGGCCGAGCAGCGTGGCGGAAGCCGACGCGTCGAGGCCCATGGCGCGCATGGTCGCGCCGCTCTGCTGCATCTGCTGCATGAGCTCGGTGACGCCGACCCCGGTCGCCTGCGACACCCGCCACAGCATGTCCAGCGTTGACCCGGCTTGGTCGGCGCCGATGCCGAAGTCGGCGAACACGCGCGTGCCCTCGCGGATGAGTGACGGGACGTCGGCGCCGGCGATGCGGCCGAGGTCGACGAACTGGTTGGTGAGCTGCTCGAGCGGCTGACCGGTGAGCCCCATGCGCGTGTTGAGGTCCGCGATCGCCTGCCCGACCACGGCCATGTCGGCGGGCGAGTTCGCCGCGACCCGCTTGAACGATGCGATCAGGTTGTCGAGGTCCTGCCCAGTCGCCCCTGTCCCGAGTCTGATGGTGTCGTACGCGGAGTCAAGGTCACTCCCAAGCTTGAGCCCGGCCGCCGCGAGCCCAGCGAACCCCGCACCAGCGGCGAGAGTAGCCTTGCCGAGCGCATCGAATCCGCCGCTAGCGATGTCGCCGACCTTGGACAGCTTCCCGCCGAGCCCCTCAGCCTCGTCGCCGATACCCTTGAGAACGTCGGTGGCCTCATCTACTGCCTTGACCACGAAGCTCAGCGCTGCCATCGCCGGCGCTCCTCATCTGCGATCTCAGCCTCGGCGGCCATCAATGCCAGCGCCGTCTCGATGGCCCACATCGGCTCATCGAGCACCTCCGACGGCCGGCACCCCCACATCCGAGCGAGCATCACCACGATGGCCTCCCCGGGCAGCTCTGCACGCCCCCTCAGGGCCCGGGCGAGCTGCCCGGCTGCGAGTTTGGGCGGGCGGCCTGGTAGAGCTGGTCAATGCGCTGCGCCAGCCAGTCACCCAGCGCAGGGTCCAGCCGCTCGATCAGCTCCCGGGTGACCGGCAGGGGCGCCGGGTCGTGCTCGCTGGCGCGCAGCGACCAGCCCACAATCGCCCGGCAGAGCAGCTCCAGCTGAGCCCGGCCGGTGTCGATCTGCAGCTGCACGCCATCCGGCGTCTGGATGGCGCCGGACACAGCCATCGCGCGGAGCTCGATGCTGTCGCGGTAGCTGAGCGCGGCGCGCACCTCGACCCAGTCGTCGCTGCCGTCGAACTCGCGGAGAGAGATCCGCACCGTCTCGTCGGCGCGCGCGAACCGCCTCACAGCGCACCTCCGGCGATGTTGTTCTTGACCGTGATGAGCACGAGTTTCTGCGCGGTCGGGTCGTAGACGCCCTCCAGCGAGAGGCTCACCGTGACGACGCCGCCATCCGACCCGAGCGACAGGTCGTCCCCGAGCCGGGCCGACAGGTCGACCTGGATCGAGTTGTTGGCGTCGACAGCGCCCTGGAGCCGGACGAACGCCGGGCTGTTGGCTCGCCAGCTGGCGATGCGCGCGGCGCTGACCGAGTCGAGCAGCATGTCGAGCTTGAGGCTCGCCTTGACCGGCCCTGGGCGGAGCAGACTGAAATCGAGGTCCGCCCGGGCATCGAGCGTGTAGTCCGGCTCCCAGCCGGTCTCGATCTCCAGCTCTGCGCTCCTCACCGTGGTGGTCAGGAGCGTCGTGCCGAGCGACGCCCACGTGGAGTCCCACCAGACCCGGAACAGGCCGCCGGGGATGAGCGTCCGCGAGGCGTAGGGCGTAGCGTTGGCCGGCGTGATGGACTGCCGCGCTCGACCGAATCCGGAGTATTTGAGGCGGGCAATCTCTGTCGGGCTGACGGAGAGCCCGATCTTTTGGGTCACACAGTGCGCGGCGCCGGCGATGTAGTGGTTGCCCACGCCGTCGGCGTCCACATACTCGACGCTCATGGTCGCGATGCTGGACGGGCTCGCGGAGCCGAGGTCCGGCTCGAACGTCCACGTGTACGGTCCGCTGCCCGTCGGGGTAACCGACCGCAGGCCGGTGAGGAGCGGCCAGAGGATCTCCTCAGTCGATGCCTCGGTCTCGATCTCCCACGTGGTGGCCCGCTGCACGATGACGCCGACGCCGCCAGCCGTCCCGCGTACCCCATGGGGGTACTCCGAGCGATAGGTCACGCGCTGCTCGCTGAGCTTGGCGGCGCCGCGCAGCAGCCGGGTCGCCGCGACCGCCGTACCCGGCGTCGTCTCCCTCCCGACCTGGAATCTCCGCAAATGCTCAATCGCCGGCATCGGCGTCCTCCTGTGGCTTCGTCTTCTTCACGCCGCGCGCCTCGGCCTCGCGGTAGAGGCCGCTGGCCAGTTTCGCCGCCGCGGCGGTCTCGTCTGGCTCGTCATGGTCGGCCGCCGGCCAGCCCTCGGGCAGCGGCAGTGTGATGTCAGGCCCCGACGGGCCGGTGTAGATCAGCCTCATGGCTGGAGCACCCCCTGCTGGTCCTCGACGACATCGAGCACGATGCGCCCTCCCACGTAGATGATGCCCCCCCAGTCGAGGGGCAGAGTCCACGAGACCGTGTAGCTCACCCAGCGCGCAGACGGCGACAGCACCACGTCGGCGTGCAGCCGCTCGATAATCGCCTCGATCGCCTGCAGTGCGGCCGCCACGTTGAGGCCGACGTCCCACCTGCCGGTGAGCACGTCGATGTAGATCGGCGTCGTCCGCAGCTGGCCGGCGTACGATGTCACCGGGTCGCTGGTCTCCGGGTAGACGAGCACCGCCGGGAACTCGGAGACGGCAGCCGGGATGGCCTGCGAGCCGACGCCGGCGGCGTGGTAGACCCGCGCGATGCCGACGGCCGACTGGACCGTGTCGGCCACCGCGCTCACGACGCCCGGCATGTCCCACGTCACTGCTCACCTCCCAGCCGCTCCCACGTCTGCTCAATGCCGCGCTCGACGGCCTCGATGAGCGCCGGGCGGGCAGCGGCAAGCGCGCCTCCGCCCTTGATTCCGATCCACGGGCGCGCCGGCTGTCCGCGGCTGGACCGGAACGGGCGGCCGCCGAGGGCGATGATCGACCCCTTGCCCCGGGCCCGGCCAGTCCAGCCGCGATACCAGATCCGGCGTCCGAACTCGTAGGCGGCGGCGCCTGGATGGTTGATGCGCACGGTTACCCGCGGCGCCGTGCCGAGCGACGCGCGGCTGACCTTGCCGCGCTTGATCCTGCTCCCCATCGAGCCGGGTGACGCCGACCTGAGGGCAGGAACGAGCACCTCGTCGACTGCGCGCTCAAACGCCTCGCGGATCTCCGGGCTATCGGTCCCCAGCGCCCGGAGCTGCCTCCGCACGCGCCGCAGCTCGCCCTCCTCGATCTGCAGCCGGATCTGGATCTGGCCCGATTTTGGTCGCCTCGCGAGCGACTCGCCGCCGACCGGCATGCCCATCACGCCACCCCCGGCAGCCTGAATCGCTCGACCGCATCGCGGATGTCAGGGTAGGCGCCCTGCCACGGCTGGCCGGCGCCGACCTCGGAGCTGGCGAGCACGCCGGCGAACCCGGCCGCCTGGTCGGTCAGCCGCCGGATGACCTGCATGAGCGCCGCCTCGGTGATGGCGCCGGGGTAGACACGGCGGTAGACCGGCGTCCCGGCCGGATGCGGAGCCGCCACCGTCCCGTTGACGCCGCGGGTAACGGTCGCCGTCGAGCCGGATGCGGTCACCACCTGCACCTGCTCATCGCCGATGGCGAGCACATCCCCGACGTCGATGTCTGACTGGCTGAAACTGGCAGAATTCTGGTCCGCGTCCATCGGCGCGGTCAGCTGGCCGGCCGGAGCGACCGTCCAGCTGTAGCCCCAGAGCCCCGTGAGCCGCAGGTACGGGCCGGTGCAGTACGCCAGCAGGCGCGCGTGGTGCGGTGCCGTGCCATCAGCGAGCAGCGTCCAGCCGGTGAGCGGCGTCCAGGTCTGCCCGTCGCCGCACTCGGCCAGCTCGATCGAGATGCAGTCGGGCACCAGGGTCGATGTCCACCCGCCCGGCACGACGACCGTCCCGCGGACGACGCCGAACCGCCGGTTGCACCAGTCGTCGATGCGGCGGCTGGTGTGTGCGATGAGCGGGTGCAGCACCTCGTCAGGGGTGCCGGCAGTCGTGAGCCGGCCGCGGGCGCGCACCTCGCTGGGGCGCACGTACCAGTCGACCGGCTCCGGCAGCACCATCAGCTGTCGCCCCTGCGCGCCTGGCGGCTGCCGCGGCGCTCGGTCTCGGCTCCGCCGGTCCCTGCGCGGCGGAGCGCCTCCTCAGCGTCGGCGCCGACGAGGACCCGCGCAGCACGCGGGTCCCCCTCAGCAACCGGACGCCCATCCTCGTCGACGTAGATCCGGGCGGGGTCGGTCATGTCATCCCCCCTAGGCGAGGGTGACCTCAGCGAACGCGCTCGGCCGGAACACGGCGAACGCTGCCCGCAGGTCCAGCCGGACGGTCTTGATGCCGGCGGTGAAGCCGGTGCCCGAGTAGCCCACCTGGATGTCGATGTTGGAGCGCATCGCGAGGGCGGAGTAGTTGGCCCAGTCGCCGATGACGACCTTGCCTGCCGGGATGGCCGACGTCTCGACGACCCGCAGCCCCCAGATCGGCATGTTGAGCGAGCTCGACGGCGGGCCGAAGAGGTACTGCCCGTCGGTGGACTTGGCCAACCGCACCGCCTGGAGGTTGGTCGGGTGGATGACGATGGCGTCGGGCTGCGCGTAGCCGACGGTCCGGCAGGCGACGATGCCCCGGTAGATGGCGTCGAGGATCGTGTCCGTGCCCTGGGAGACGGCATTGATGCCGCTCACGTTGCGCACGCCGCGGAGGTTGGGCGCCGTCCCGTTGCCGTTGAGGAGCTGGCTGTCGAGCCGCTGCCGGATCATTTCCGACAGGCGGGCCCGGATGAGATCCTCGACCGCCGGGTCGTCCTCGAGCTGCTCCTCGGTGACTGGGATGTGGACCGCGATCTTCTGCACCGGCTCGCTGACCTCGGTGTAGGTCAGCGTCGCCTCCGGGTAGGCGGTGCCCTCAGCCACCTCAGCCGCCACATTACCGAACGTTGTCTCGCGCACGTACTTGAACGCATTCTGCACGGTCCGGATCATCGGCGGGAGGTCCATCACGAGGGTCGGGCGGGTCGGGGTGACCTCGACTCTGCCGGACCGGAGCGTCTCGGGCGGGTAGCCCGCGCTCGTGGTCATGAGCGCCTTGAGCTCGGGCGGGGCGAACGACACGCCCTGGACCGAGCCGGCGGGCGCGCCCTTGAGGGCGACCGCGAGCCGGGTGGCCAGGTCGCCGCGGGGCGAACCGGCGCCGGAGATGAGCGCCTTGCTCTCCTCGGTGAGCTCGCGCCAGCTCTCGACCTCGGCCATCGCGCCGAGCACGGCGCGCCGGTTGAGGAGCTCCGCGAACTGTTTCTGGTCGGCGACGAATCGCTCCGCCTTGGCCTGATTGGAGATGTCGCCATAGATGGTGACCTCGCTGAAATCGATGTCACCGGCCTCGGTCTTGACCGCCTTGGCGGCCACGTGGTCGAGCCGCTCCTGCAGTGTGAGCAGCTCACGATTGATTGCCTCGATGCTCACCTGAGCACCTCCTGTGCGAGTGATCTGAGCGCCGCATAGCGATCGAGCATCGCGGCGGGAACCACGATGCCGCGCGCATCTGCAGCCTTGCCGGCGTCCCTTTGTGCCTGCGGGTCCGCCGCCTGGAGCAACTCCTCGAGCCGGCCAGCAGCCTCGCGGAGCGCGCCGAGCAGGTCGGACAGCAGGGCACGGTTGGCGGCGGAGAGCACGCGCCCCTCCTTGGCGCGCAGGGCAGCCAGCGCCTCTGCGCGCTCGACCATGTCAGCCAGGTCGGCCTGCAACCCGGCGGCATGGTCTCTGAGCGGCCGACCCGCCGATTTGAGGGAGTCGGTCCGCGTGGCAATGCCGGCGCCAACCAGCACCGGGGACACCTCGAGCACATCCATCGCCTGGATGACCCTGACGGCACGCCCGTCGACGATGTCATCCGAGGCGCGAGTCACGTAGTAGCTGAACGACCACTCCTGCGACTGGCCTCGCTCGCGCAGCACCTCATAGTGGTCCTTTCCGGCCGTCGTGCCCAGGTACAGCCGCCCCCGCGCAACCGCCCGTTCGCCCTCGACCGAGAGCGTCGCCTCGCCGATCGGCAGGTCGCTGAGGTTGTGCCCCCACTGCATGATCGGGACGGTTTTGCCGGCGGGGACGGCCTCCGGCAGGATGATGTCGTTGTCGCGGTCGACCACGCCGAGCGTGGCCCATGTGACCTCGATCTCGCCGGTCGCCTCAGCCGGCGGCGCCGACGCCGAGAACAGCTTCTGCTCCATCTCCATCGCTGCGATTGTCCCTTCCGTCGTGTGACCCATCTCACTGCTCCGGGATGTACTCGGCGCCGGGGCGCGGCGGCACCTGCGTGACCTGCATGTTCAGCGGCGTGAGCACGTTGTCGCCGGACGCGCCGATGCCGGGCAGGTCCTCGAGGTCGCGGATTTCGTTGATCGTCATCAGGCCGGCCTGTCTGGCCGCGTTGTAGGCCGCGAACCTGCTCTGGAGGTTCCCCTGCAGCAGCGCCGACGGGTCGATGCGGACGATGTAGTCCGTCCCGGCGCAGAACGTGTCGGTCAGCGCCGATTCCAGCAGCGCGATGTACGGCCTCAGCGTGAGGGTGATAAACGCCCGGTTCTGCTCCTCGAGCCCCGAGCCCCAGCTGGTCGACTGGGACGCGTCGCCGAGCAAATGCGGCGGCACGCCGAACACCCTCGCAACCTCGGTGACCGTGAACCGGCGCACATCGAGCAGCTGCAACGATGCCGGGTCGGCGCCCGGCGACTCGAACCTGGCGCCCTGGTCGAGCACCGCCACCCGGTGGACGTTGGGCCCGCTATGCGCCGCGGCGAACTGCTCGGCCAGACGCCGCGCATCCTCCGGCGACATCCGACCGCTGACGTAGATGATGCCGCCCGGGACGCCGGCCGACGCAAAATACCGTGCCGCGTAAAGCTCAGCGGCGCGTCCGACACCGAGGGATTCGAGCACGGCCATGACCGGGCCACGGCCGCGCAAGCCGTCGAGCGAGCCGATGCGGAGGTGGACGAACCCGGGGCGCGGGCTGCCCCGCACCCAGTCGCGCCACTCGACCCACGAACGGCCGTCGACGACGTACAGCCGCTCGCCCCTCGCGTCGCGGCCGACGTCGACCCGCGGCGGCTCGATGAGCGCGAGCCGTCTCGCCTCGCCCAGCGGCCCCGGCTCGGCGACGAAGACGAACGCGTCGCCCCAGATGAGCAGGTGCGCCAGCAGCCGGCCCACGAACTCCACCCTGGTCTCCTCCGGGTTGGGCCGGCGCCAGAGCACGGCCATCTCCTCAGGGTTGGCCACCCGGCGGCTGCCGTCCGGCATCGGCTCCATCACGCGCAGCGGCATCGCGGCGATCGATTGGCTGATGAGTGTCACCGCACGGTAGACGGGCGCCATCGCCAGCGCGGCCTGCTCGTCCATCCAGACGCCGGCCTGCGAGTGCAGGCCGACCACCGCCGACGCCGGCGTCTCCTCCGTGCGGTCCGGGCTCCCGCCGACCCACCGGAACATGCGCCCCCACCAGGCCATTCGCTGCCCCCTCAGACCTCGAACACGAACAACTGCGGCGCCTCCGGCGCCCCATGCTGTCCGCCCTCGATGAGTGCCATGCTGACGGCCATCAGCATCGCGATGGCCGCGTCGATCTGCGCCGTGCCGCCTGCCTTCCGGAGCCGCGTGCCCCCGGAGCGCGTGTAGTAGGGCGCGGCGTCGGCGACGTGTGCTGCGAGGACCGGGTCGCCCGAGTGCACGAGCCGCCGCTGGACCACCAGCTCGTAGACCGCGCGGGTGGCCGGGACCATCCGGGCGTCCGTCTGCGGCCACTCGACCATCGGCAGACCCTGCGCCTCCAGGTCGGAGGCGGCCCAGGTGACGAACGCGGGGTCGTAGGCGATGCCCACGACGCGGTAGCGCGCAGCCAGCGCGCGGAGGTGCTCGGCCATCTCGTCCAGCGGCATCCGCCAGTCCGCAGCCGGGGCGCCGGCCATGTCCAGCGGCCGCGACCACACCCGCGCCTGCACCGCGACCGTTCCGTCCTCGCGCACCTGCGCCGCGACGATGGCTGAGCTGTCGTAGCGGGTCGATGCGTCCCAGCCAACCCACGTCGGCGCCCCGTCGACGAGCGATGCGTCCCCGGTGCAGGCGTCCCACGCTCCCGGCGGCAGCCACCGCTGCGCGGCGAGGACCCATTGGTTCAAGTAGAGGCGCCTGAAGTCCGCCTCCGGCACGACCCCGAGCTCACTGCGGAGGTAGGACTCGGTCACTGTCACGCCCAGCGACGGGTTGGCGGCCCTCCATGCGGCCGGGTCGCGGTAGTCCAGCTCGGCCGGCGCCTCCCACCACTCGAAATAGAAGCTGTCATCGCGCTGCTCGCCGCGCTCGATGGCGCGCCCGAGCTGGTAGAGCCGCCCGCAGCGCGACCGCCTCAGGTCGACGCCGGCGGTCGTGATAGCAATCTGCAGCGGCTGGCGCCGGGCGGCCGAGCCGGTCGTCAGCGCAGCCCACAGCTCGGACTGCTCGTCGGTCGTCCACGTATGCAGCTCGTCGAGGATGACCCCGTGGATGTTGAGGCCGTGCCAGCTCGATCCACGGGATGTCAGACGCTGGAGGTAGCTGTACGGGTCGGCGCTCGACGTGATCCGCGAGGCGCCGACCTGGCAGGCAGCCGCCAGCGGGCCCATCGTGACGATGCGCCGCGCGGCCTCGAACACGAGCCCGGCCTGGTCCTCGGACGAGGCGGCCGCGTAGACCTCCGCCGACGGCTCGCCGTCAGCGAGCATCAGGTATAGCGCGAGCGCCGCTGCGAGCTGCGTCTTGCCATTCTTGCGCGGTATGCCGATCAGCGCACGTCTGTATCGTCGCAGCCCGGTCTCCGGGTCGACCTCGAACAGACGCTGGATGGTCCGCTTCTGCCACGGGAGCAGGCGGAACGGCTGGCCGGTCCACTCGCCGTTGGTCAGCACGCAGTGCCGCTCGATCCAGTCGATGACGTGCCAGCCGAGCGACCAGTACTCGCGGTCACGCTCACGCACCAGCGCCGGGCGTGGCCTGGCTGTCGGCAGTGTCGCTGTTGCCATCGCCGTCATCATCGGCGATGGCCTGCACCCCACCCGGCCGCCACGGCTCCGGCGCCGGCTCATCGAGCACCACCACCGCCGGCGGCTCCGCCTGCTCCGATTGGGCGGCCAGCCGCTGCTCGCGCTCGCGCCCGGAGAGCACCTGCAGCTGCAGGCGGAACCGGGCGAGCGGCGTCAGCCCGAGATGCTCGCGGATCCGGTGAAGGTGCCGCTCGACCTGGGCCATCCGCGAGACCACCGCCGGGGTCATCTCGCCGGCCGCCATCTGCGCGCGCAGCCTTTCCTGCTCGTCGATGAGCAGGACGTAGTCGCGCAGCAGGGCAGCGTCAGCCGGGAGCTCGACCGCGGCCCGCACGGCCGAGCCCCAGAACTCCCGCCATGCCTGCCGGCCGGCCGGGCCGACATGGCGCAGCTGCCGGGGGAGGGACGGCACGGTCCGGTCGCCGTCGTCGATGACCTGCAAGGACCTCGCACGGCCGCCCCGCTTATTGGCGAGCAGCTCGACAGGCTTTTGGCGACGCGCCGGCATGCCTATCTCCTCGGCTCCCCGGGCTGCAAGGGGCTCGCGGGCCGGGGGAAGGGCGAAGGTGGACGCGCGCGATTTTGGGTTGGGGGCCGCGCTTCCGCCAAAGCTTCCAAACTTTTCAAATCCCCCTCCGTCTTCGCCAATTTCTCGTCACCACGCGATGGCACCTGCCGCAGACCGCGCGCAGGTTGTCGAGCGCGTCGCTCCCGCCGTCCGCCCGCGGGACGATGTGGTCGACCTGCTGCGCTGGCTGGCCGCACAGCTGACACCGACCGCCGTCGCGCGCCAGCACCTGCTCGCGCAGCCGTTGCCACCGCCAGCCGGAGCCGGTCGGCACAGGCGCCGGCGAACCCGACGTCACCTCGAGCGCAGCGCACCTCGCGCAGAGCGATCCCGTCTGCGTCCGCTGCCCGCACCGGAGACACAGCCGCGCCGGCATCACCGCAACCCCTGCCGGCGCCGGCGCTGACGCCAGCGCCATGATGCCGCACACGCGAACGAGCAGAACCGGTGGGCTCCCCGTGCCCTGCCGCCCGCTGGGGCGGAGAAAACAGCACCGCACTCGATGCACACATACTCACCTCCAGGACCAGCCTCGACTGCGCCCTCAGCCGGGAACCACGCATACCCCCCCCATGGTCCAGGAGTCGACCTGATGTCCTCCCCCCATGTCTGCAGCGACCGGACGCAGTGCCTGACCCCGGCAATGCTCAGCCCGGTCTCGGCAGCGATGTCCTCCGCGCGCACCGGGACGCACGGCGACTGCCTCAGGATCGCGAGCACCCACTCCTGCATCGGCGTCAGCATCTGCGTCAGCATCTGCCTCCACGCCGGGCGGCCAGCTCCGCCACCGCCTGCCGCCAGTAGTGAGTCGCCAGCGCCGTCTCCTCCAGCGAGTCGATGGCGGCCTGCCGGTCAGTGACGCGCAGCCGATACTGGTGCCCGGTCTCGACCTGCAGACCGTGCCGGCCTGACGCCAGCGACAGGATGGTCCGCACCCTGCGTCGCACCGTCTCTGGCTGGTCGAGCACCCGGCTGAGCAGCACCCACCGGTTGAGCGGCACCTGCTGCACGAGCTCGACCGCGGCGAGGTAGGCGTCTGCCAGCCGCCCAGCCGTGTGGCGCATCCACGGCGTCTGGATCTCGCCGACCGCCTGGCGCGCCGTCACCTGCTCGTGAGACGTCGCCCGCCAGAAATGCCGGCCACAGAGGCCGTCGTGCTCGCCCGGCCGCTGGCACCCTGGCATCGAGCACGGGCCGGCCGGCGCCGGCTCGATGCGGCGCGGGCCGAGCGTGTCCCAGCCGTCCACCAGGTGGACGTCCCGTCGGCCGACGTCAATCCACATCTCGCCCCCTCCATGCTGCCAGCGCGTCATCGAGCCCATCCCAGTCTGCCGGGTCGCCGTCCGGTCGCAGCGCGGGCAGCACCACCGGCACCTCGCGCTCGAGCGTCAACACCAGCTCCTGGCGGTCGCGGGTGCCGCTGGCCCGCAGCCCCGCAATGCGCCAGCCGGCGTAGGTGGCTGCCAGCCAGCCCCAGTCGATGCTCACTCGATCACCTCCAGCGTCACCAGCACGCCGGGGCCAGCATCCCGGTCGCACCGGATGGATCCGATCTCCAGCCACCGCCACGAGTCGTCGACGATGACACCTGCATCGACCAGCCCATCGAGCAGCGGCTTGCACGCCGCGAGCGCGTTGTCTGGGTCGCCGGGGCGGTAATGCCCGTCACTGCCGCCCCGGAGGCCGAACGTCAGCGACATCCGTACCGGGCGGTCTCCCCGCCAGCCGGCACCCGCGGCG